GCAGCCAATGCCTTAGGTTCAATTCGAACCACTCAAGCATCCGGGCTCAACAAAGAAATTCAGTTTAATGATTCTGGTTCTTTTGGTGCCAACGCAGCTCTTACCTTTGATAAAGCTAATACAACTCTTACCTCAAATAATATTGTAGCCAATACAATTACCGCAGGTGCTGGTGGTTATGTTCAATTCTCCGATGGGTCAAAACAATATTCTGCTAATGCAGGTGGTGGTACTACTTTAGCTCAGGCGGCCTTTGATAAGGCCAATACAGATGTAACATTCATATCAGCTACCGCTGGTGTCTATGGTAATGCAACTTATGTGCCAGTTATTACATTGGCTGCCAATGGTCGCATAAGTTCAATTACAAATACTGCAATATCTGGTGGAAGTGCTATTGATTCTGTTGCTCGAACAACCGCTAATGCCGCTTTTGATGCAGCTAATTCAGCGGCTTCAATCGACTATACAACAATATCAGCCCCCGCTGGTACCTATGGTAATGCAACATATACACCTGTTGTTACAGTAGCTGCCAATGGTCGCATATCAACAATTTCAATAATTGCAAGTTCAGGTTCAAGTGGGTCTGATTATTTTCCAACAGATAATGATTGGGGATTAGTTACCGATACGGCATTATCTTCTTTTGGTGAATCACTTATTCCAATGTATGACTGTCGAATTGATCCAATTACACCAAGTGGTTATCTATTAACTAAAGATTTTGCTTTTTTAACATAACATAAATAAAGAAATAAAATAAGGAATTTAAATGGCTACGCAAATACAATGGAGAAGAGGTAATACTGCACAAACAGCTACTTTTACAGGTGCTGTTGCAGAAATTACCGTAGATACCGATAAGAAAACGATAGTTGTCCATGATGGTACAACATCTGGTGGTATTCCATTAGCACTTGAATCTTCCTTATCAGCAAATTCAACAAGTGTTATTGCTGCCTTTGCCAAGGCTAACGCAGCCAATGTCCTTGCACAAGCTGGCTCAACTTTAGCTAACACCGCCAATACCACGGCTGACGCAGCTTTTGCCAAAGCTAATGCAGCCAATGTCCTTGCACAAGCTGGCTCAACTTTAGCCAATACTGCTAATACCACGGCTGACGCAGCCTTTGCCAAAGCTAACTCTGCTAATGTTCTAGCACAAGCCGGTTCAACTTTAGCCAACACCGCCAATACCACAGCCGATGCAGCTTTTGCTAAGGCTAACTCTGCTAATGTCCTAGCACAAGCTGGCTCAACTTTAGCTAATACTGCTAATACCACGGCTGATGCAGCCTTTGCCAAAGCTAACGCAGCCAATGTTCTAGCACAAGCTGGTTCAACTTTAGCCAACACCGCCAATACAACTGCTGATGCTGCCTTTGCCAAGGCTAACTCAGCTAATGTTCTAGCACAATCTGCTTTTGCTAGAGCAAATAATTCATTAAATGTTCAATCTGGTGGTACAATTACAGGCGACACTACCGTTACAGGTAATCTTACTATTGTTGGTACCACAATATATGCAAATACAATAACCGCATTAATTGCTGATAATATTTTAACTTTAAATGCTTCTATTGGACAATCATCAGCACCAACAGTAAATGCTGGTATTGAAGTTGACCGAGGGTCATCAGATAATGTATCAATTTTTTGGAATGAAACTTCTGATACATGGACATTTACAAACGATGGTTCAAACTATTTAGAAATTGCTGATGCAGCTCGTTTAAATTCTGCTTTTGCATTAGCCAATACTGCTAATATCAAGGTAGATTCTGCCTATGCTTTTGCCAATATTGCAAACACAACTGCTGATGCTTCATTCACAAAGGCTAACTCTGCTAATGTCCTTGCACAATTAGCTTTTGATAAGGCCAATACCGATGCAACAAGCATAACAGCTTCAGCTGGCATATATGGTAATGCAACTATTATTCCTGTTGTCACTTTGATTGCTAATGGCCGTGTAAGTGCTATTACCAATACTGCCATACAATCTGGTTCAACGAGTCAACCAGGTATTCTTCAACTCAATGATACTATAACTTCAACCTCAACAACACAGTCTGCCACAGCTAATGCAGCTTTAACTGCTTATCAACTAGCTTCAGCTGATGCTGTTTCATTTGCAATTGCATTAGGATAATCATGGCAAAACCAACAACTAGAGCAGCTTTTATAGATTATTGCTTAAGAAGATTAGGTCATCCAGTTATTGAAATTAATGTGGATGATGACCAAATATCCGATAGAGTAGATGATGCTCTACAATTTTTCAATGACTATCATTTTGATGGTTGTGAGAAAATGTTTATGAAGCATTTAGTGACACAGGCTGATATCGAAAGAAGATGGATTTATGCACCAGATGCCGTTATATTTGTAACTGGTGTCATGCCTTTTGACCAATCAAGTTCTTCAATCAACATGTTTGATTTGCGTTATCAATTAAGATTACATGATTTATATGACTTTACATCCGTATCTTATGTGTCATATGAAATTACAATGCAACATATACAAACACTTAATATGTTGTTTTCTGGTACTCCTCAATTTAGATTTAATCGTCACCAAAATAAATTGTTCCTTGATGCAGCTTGGGGAACAGATGTTAAACTTGGTGATTATATTATTGTTGAATGTTATCGTGCATTGAATCCGGATACAATTACTCTCACTGGCACATTAACGGGTAATACAACATCAAATACAATTACTGGTACAGGTACAATATTTGACCAAGAATTATTAGAAAATGATTTTATTACATTATCATCTGGTGAAGAAGTTCAAGTTCGCCATATTAATACACCAACACAATTAGTTATTGCAGCTAATACTCTGACAGCTAATGCTTCAAGTAATACTGCAACTAAAATTGGTGTGTCAGATGTATGGAATGACCGATTCTTAAAGCGTTATGCAACAGCTAAATTAAAATATCAATGGGGTTCAAATTTAAGTAAGTTTGCTGGTATTCAATTACCAGGTGGTGTGACACTTGATGGTCCAAGGATCATGCAAGAAGCTCAGGTGGAGATTGATAAGATTGAAGAAGAAATGTCATCTTACAATATTCTTCCAAGCGATATGTATATGGGTTAATGATGAATGAGCACAAACCTATATTTTAATAATTTTCCTAAGAACATAACTTCCGAGCAGTTGCTCGTTGAAGATTTAGTTATTGAGGCTATGAAAATCCATGGCATGGATGTATATTACATGCCTAGAACTTCTCGTGACCGTGTTGACTATATCTATGGTGAAGATACACTCAAATCATATACATCAGCTTATCCAATTGAAATGTATTTGGAAGATGTTACCGGAATGGAAGGCGAAGGCGACTTCGTATCTAAATTTGGTTTAGAAATTCGTGATGAAACCACATTTTTATTATCCCGAAGAAGATTTGCATCCACAGTTCCTCAAATAAGACCAAATGAAGGTGATTTGGTTTATGTTCCTTTGGTTCAAAATCTATTTGAAATTACCTTTGTTGAACATGAAAACGCACAGGCGATGTATTATACTTTAGGTCGTGGCCGTGGTGGTAATGTTTATGTGTATGCTCTAAAACTTAAACAATTTGTATTCTCAAATGAAATTATTGAAACCGGTGTTGTTGAAATTGATGAACAGGTCCGTGAAGAATATCCAAGAACAAGACTTACACTATCTTCTGGTGGTGTCCGTCAATTTACAATCGATGAAATTGTATATCAAGGCACCAATTTAGCAAATGCTACAGTTACTGGTCTTGTTTATGATTTTACACCAAATACAACAATTGATGTATATCGCACCATTGGTACATTTAATACTGGATTATTAAAAGGCAATACAAGTAATGCACAATGGACAATTTCTGTGGTATCTGATACAGCTACAATGAATAATGCCTTTGAAGATATTGCTGACAATGCTCGTATTGAATCTGAATCGGATGCAATCATTGATTGGACTGAAACCAATCCGTTTGGTGGTGATTAATGTTAGGTAATGCTCAATTCTATAATCGAACAATACGAAAAGTTGTTGTGGCTTTTGGTACTATGTTCAATGATATTTTACTTCAAAGATATTCTGTTGATGGTACAACCAAACAAGAATTATTTAAAGTTCCATTGACCTATGGTTCAAAAGAAAAATACATAACTCGTATCACTTCGGACCCCAATTTAACAAAAACAATTTCATCTACTGTTCCTCGTATTTCATTTGAAATGACCGGAATGAGTTATGATTCAGGCCGCAAGCAAGTATCAACACTCCAAAACTTTTCAGCTAATACTTCTACCGGTATTAAAACACAGTTTGCTCCTATTCCTTATAATTTTGATTTTTCAATGTCAATCTATGTAAGAAATACCGAAGACGGCACACAAATACTTGAACAGATATTACCATTCTTTACACCAGATTTTAATGTGACCGTAGATTTTATCCCTCCAATGGATCAAAAGTATGATATGCCGGTACTATTGAATTCTGTATCTAGTCAGGTTGATTATGAAGGCGATTTTATGACAACTCGCTTAATTATTTGGAACCTAGAATTTACAGCCAAAGGGTATATTTGGCCTCCAGTTAAATCGGGTAAAATTATTCGCCAGGCAAATACGAGCATTTTCATTGAATCTCAATCAAGAAATTCACAGAAGGTGTTTGTTGATAAAGCTAATGGCTCTGGTTACTTTGCTCAAGAGGAAACAATTTTTGTTACGAAAAGAGATATTACGGGTGATGTAGCTTATTTCAGTAATTCAAATACAGGTATTCTTGTAGTAAGTAACCTAAATAAATTCCTTGAAGCAAATGATGTTGTCGTTGGTGCTACAACTAACGCCTCTTACACCGTTACTTCGGTTGATACAAACCCATTAAGAGTAGTTTTGGTCGTCACCACACCTGTTCCAATCACTGCCAATGTAGATGATGAGTTTGGTTTCTCTGAAACAATTACAGAATGGCCTAATATATAATGTCTAAAATGAATAATAATTTATCCGAAGTTCTTAATACTGAACCTATTGAAATTAATCCAATTATAGAGATTCAGTCTACCGAAGTTACATCTCCAAATCAGGTTGAAGAAGATGCTACTTTTGCTCGAAACAATATGAAGGATTTAATTATCAAAGGCAATAATGCCATGGATCAATTATTAGCCGTGGCTAAAGAATCAGAGCATCCTAGGGCCTATGAAGTGGCCGCAGGACTAATTAAGAACCTTGCAGATATGAATAAAGATTTGTTAGAATTGCAAAAAAGACGAAGAGATTTGTCTCCTAATCAAGAAGGATTTGCGGGAAATGCAAAAATTTTAAATGTTGACAAGGCTATTTTTGTTGGATCTACAAACGAATTAGTTAAGTTTTTAAAGAATAATAAATAGAATAAGGAATATTATGGAAAAATTAATTGAGCAATTAAAAGTAATTCTAGGAACAAACTTTGCCTTATATGTAAAGTCTCATGGTTTTCATTGGAACATTGAAGGTTCAAATTTTCCACAGTATCATAAATTTTTAAAGAAGTTTTACAATCAGGTTTGGGAACAGACCGATGATATAGCCGAACATATTCGTAGCTTGGGTGCTTATGCTCCAGGTTCAATGTCTCGCTTTTTAGAACTTGCTGATATTGAGGATACCTTAACTGTTCCGGCATCATTAGAAATGATATCTGAATTAAAAGCAGATAATGACCGATATATTATACATTTAAGAGCAGGCATCGTGGCAGCCGACCAAGCTGGCGAACCAGCAGTAGCAAACTTTTTACAAGACCTATTGGGTGCTCACCAGAAAAATGCTTGGATGCTTAGTAGTATAATTAAATAATTATAAAATATTATGGATATTATTGATGGATATTTGGGGAATCATCGCCTTAAAAAAATAGGTGTTGACCTTTCTTATACTCAAGAACAAGTATCTGAAATTGTTAAGTGTACCGAAGACCCAATATATTTTATTAAAACATATGTAAAGATTGTGAATGTAGACCACGGTTTGGTTCCATTTGATATGTGGCCATTTCAAGAAGATATGGTCAAATCTTTCCATGAAAATCGTTTTAGTATTGCAAAAATGCCACGCCAAGTTGGTAAAACAACATCAGCTGTTGGTTACATGTTATGGTGTGTTTTATTTAATTCAGATTATACCGTAGGTATTTTAGCTAACAAAGGTTCACTTGCTCGAGAAATTTTAGATAGGTTAACAAAGGCCTATGAGTATTTACCAATTTGGCTTCAACAAGGTATCGTTGTTTGGAATAAAGGTAATATAGAATTAGAAAATGGTTCAAAGATATTTGCCTATGCTACATCAGCTGATGGTGTTCGAGGCGGTTCTTATAATTTAATATTCCTTGATGAGTTTGCTTTTGTACCACACAATATGGCACAAGACTTCTTTCAATCAACTTATCCTGTGATATCTTCTGGTCAAACAACCAAAGTTATTATTGTATCAACACCAAATGGTCTTAATCTGTTCTATAAGATGTGGACTGATGCAATCGAAGGACGCTCAACTTATAAAACTGTTGAAGTCCATTGGTCAATGGTACCAGGTCGAGACCAGGCTTGGAAAGAAGAAACAATACGGAATACTTCTGAAGAGCAGTT